GAAGGGGTATGGAAGCTGCGGGATACAAAGTCAAAGAGTTTGTCTTTGTAGCGCAAGAAAAGAAACAACCATTCGCTAGTAAAGTATTTAAGATAACTAACGAACAAATGGACGTGGCTTGGCTGACTATGGAAAAACATCTACACGCTTATATGCGACATCTAAAAGGTGAGAAGCCAAGTATTTATAACAGTCCTAATGTAGTAACTTTGGAGCTAGATGATGAGTAAAGATAAGAATACGTTACATCCAGCTTTTTATAAAATGATGGATTTCTTTTTAGGCGCTAAAACAAAAGGACCGATGCACAAAGCGGTATTTAATTTAGCAGACAGAAATTTACTAGGTTTTAATTTTCCTACTGGAGAACAATCGTTAGCAGAAGAAAAAAAGATGTTTGACGCTTATGGCCCCAGTTGGATAGATCGTTTGGAAAAGGGTTTGATACAACCAGGTGAAATGCCAAATAACGAATCTTGGGGTTTTTATTACAGTCAACATTGCCGTGGGCAGTATGATTATTGGCAAGACGCTTTGAAAATGCAGTTTGAAGCTCAGACTTTACATAGATACTTACCAAAAAACACATCTCTTATAGATTTTTTTTCCGATGTTCAATTCAGGATGCCACATGAAAATACTCTATTAATGCAACAATACGACAACAACCGTGTGATATTTGTGCATGTCATTGAAGAAAATGCAAAAACTTTTAAAAAACAAAGAATTTACCCACAGACTACATTAAACAGATTTCACAAAGATCACCCAAATCAAATTTTTAAATCTTGGAATCTGGGTAGAAAAGACACGGTTTATACGGCATGTTTAAGCGTTTACACAAATATTAATGATCAGGAAATCTTGAGTAAGCATGAATTTGATCCTTTAGATATACATGCAATCACTAGACCAATATGTTTTAGTTTTCCTGTGTCGTTTAGTTTTCCTGCGGGATACTCTTTAACAAAAACGTGTGAGCATATAAAACCCCTAGCCTCTTCACTTACAAAAGGAGCCAACGGCACACGACTTGCTTACGAAGATTATAGTTACTTTCTACCTTTATTTTTTCCAGAATTTCCGTTTATTAAAGGTAAAAAATTAATTACTAATAAAAAAGAATTTTCAGATGGTTTTTTACAAAAAATAAATACGCAAATAAATACGTTAAAGGACGGCATACTCATGTGTAATGAATTAATTTTTTCAGCTATGAGCCACATGAGTATTTATGGACATCCAGATTTCAAAGCTTTTTGTGTGCGTCAATTAAAAAAAGAAGGATTGACGCCTATACAGTTAAGCTACCATGAGGGTAAACCTTTTAACAGGTTGACTCAAAAACCCAAGTACGAACACTATCTTTTGGATCTAACCATACCCGCAGAAAGCGACGATCATACAGACGGTAGATCTGGTAAGAAAAGGTATCATCTTGTTCGGGGACACATGATGAGGACAAGAGAGGGTGGTTTTACTTGGAGAAAGTCTCATTGGCGTGGCAACAGAAAACTTGGCGTTATTACAAAAGACTACAACATAAAGATTGATAAGCGCATCAAGAAAGAAGCGCAAGCAAGTTAATGGCCAAGATAAATTCTAGAAACAAAGGCGCTCAGTTTGAGAGGGACGTTGTACGTATACTTAATAACTTCTTTATAGAAGAAGGTATAGACTTTCAAACGAAACGCAACTTGGATCAATATCAGCAGCGTGATCTTTGCGATCTGCAAATACCTAACCACGCGATAGAGTGTAAGTTCTATAAAGAAGGCGATTGGTTGAAGCCCGAATGGTGGCGACAAGTATGTGCAAGTTGCGAAGATAATATACCTGTATTGATATTCAAATTTAACCGCAAACCGATACGAGTTTGCATACCTCTGTACGCGATCAATCCTGGTTGGGTACGCGACAACCAAGCGATAGCCATATTGAGTATGGATGATTGGTTATCTATATTAAAAACTAATTGGGCCTTATACGGAAAGTGCTAGGTTGAGCAAGGCACTCTAACGACTCCTAGCGTAGCCGAACGATTATAGTGAGGGTTTGCTCGGGGGAGACGCCTCACCTGGAGAAGTATCGTCAGACTCATTCATGCTAGGCGGAAGATCAGCAGCTTTCGGCGCACTTGGAGCCGAACTCTTTTCAGCTGGCAAAAACGATTTGATTTCGTTGCTTGGACCATATTCGTCATCTTCATCACCTTGAATAACGACTCTAGCTACAAAAGTTTTACCTTTGAAATCCCAAGCACTCTTAGGCACTTCAGTAAAACCAACAGCTTTTGACAACCTGGCAAAATCATTATTGGCGTAGCCTCTAATTTCATCTTGCTTTGTTTTATCGTCATTCATATACCATAGATTAAAGTTCTTACGCAAAATCCAATTGGCGTAATTATCGCCAGTCACCTTTACTTCTAACTTCAGGTAATCGTTACCAGCTTGCGATTTTGTTTTTTCGCAAGACTCAATAACTACGGGGTAATCCCCTTCTGGAATCGCAGAACTACTCTCTGCTACATCCAGATCTATTTCCAATCCTTCAAAGTCACTCATGCTGCACCTCCTGCAAATCCGAGTTTATTTATTACACTAGCTAAGTCGGGTGACTCAAACCCGTCTAGCTTACCCGAACGATCTTTGGCAATATAGTTCTGTCCAATTCTCGTTTGCAACCATCTTGTGGTGACAGTTTTACCTTCTTCATTTTCGTCGTCAAACGTACGAAGAACCAATACTTCATCAAAAAAGTAAGGTATCTGCGTGGGAAGTTTGGCTCCGACCATCATCGGTTGATAATGGTATGCGCCTGTTTGTTCGTCACGTTCTCTGCTTTGTTTAGCAATGAATATAACGTGTACAGGCAAGTCCCTAAACCTACGCATCGTTTTAATCATCACTTCGATGACCTCGCCGTACGCACGTCTTGGATCTTTACTCTTGGCTTTTTCTTGCGATAACAAGATTTCTGCCATTTCGGTCACACTATCAAGACAAACTGTGTCGTATTTGAGTGTTCCGTTTTCTAGTAGTTGAGCTATCTCTTCTATTTCAGCAGCTTCCTTAACCTCGATTGCATCGAGATCAGGGGCATCTTTAATAGAGAGAAGACCACTCTCCATACTAACGACTAATGTTTTACCAGGAGCCGTTTGACAAAGAGTTGTTTTACCCGCACCACTTTCGCCATATACTAAAAGTTTGGCGCCTTGCGATTCAACTAAATCGCTCGGTGACTTGATGCGGTCCTGAATACTTATGTTCATTTTTTTCTCCAGTTGTTAATGTAAATGTTTTCAGTTACAATTCTAAGAAAACACAATTAGACATATAGTACAGATGAACAAAGCAAAAATCAACCCGAATCAATGGAAGATAAATTACTTCCACAGACAACAACAAATAGGCGAAAAAATACTGATGGATTTATACAGTCAGGGTTTGGAGCCAGCATTTAAGGAGCGTGAAGTGAAACGAGTAACACTAAGTAAATATATTGAATTTATAGGTATAGATACGGCAGCAAAATTATTTGATTGCTCGCCGCATACAGTCAAAGCTTGGAGGTATGGCAATAGGCAACCTTCGACCGAGCAAGCCAAAAAGATAATTATGGCTTCAGAGGGTAAGTTAGACTTCTTTTCAATATACGGTCCTATTGACGAAGAAAGTAAAGACACCAGTGAAGCGGTTGAATAGTGTTAAACGTAAAAGCGTCCGCGCAGGATACTGCGTTGGAACTCGCTCTTGCGTATGCGGAAAGTGGCTATAGCCCTGTCCCATTACTGCGCCATAATAAAGTACCGCCAAAAGAACTAGGTGGTTGGCAAAAGTTCAAAGAACGACAACCAACGACAGAAGAAATAACAAAATGGTTTCAAGGCCGTGATGACCTTGTAGTAGCTCTGATATGCGGCAAGTTCATTGTTGTTGATGCCGATACACCAGAAGCTGTCAACTGGGCGGAAACCAATCTACCGAATACTCCTTGTAAGGTTGCAACGGGTAAAGGTATGCACTACTACTACAACAACCCAGAAAACTTTACGACTTGGGTAGCCAGAAGAACAGACACATCAGATCCCGCAAAGCTTATTGATATAAGAGGAGAGGGGGGTCTTATCATTGCGCCTTATAACATACATGCTACAGGTGCAATATACGAACCTAAGTTTATAGAAGAATGGGACTGGCATGATACAAATGATTTACCTGATCTAACCAAAGAACATTGGGCAATGATAACTGGTGTTGATAAGGTTAATACCAAAAGCATATCGCAACCTTTTGAACTAACTGGTGTAGTACAAGGAAGTCGTAACGACAACGCAGCTAGATTGGCGGGTAACTTGATAGCCAAAGGCGTATCAATAGAAATGGTGGAGTTCTTCGTACAGTCTTGGAATCAACAAAACAAACCACCTTTACCTAGATCAGAAATATCTACTACGGTAAACTCAATACAAAAGACACACGATAGAAAAAACCAACAAGCGCCAGCATTTATACAACGTAATTACAACGTGAAAGAACCCGTCGATTTATACGAGCCACCAGGCAT